AAAAGCACAAGGCTAAGCCGACAGAGGATTATTAGGTGATGCCTGCTGGACGGCCATCTGGTTATAAGCTGGAGTATGCGGAACAGGCTCGAAAGCTTTGTGAGCTTGGCGCAACTGATGTGGAGTTGGCTGACTTCTTTGAAGTTAGTGACCGCACTATCTATCGATGGGCTGCAAAGCACGAAGAATTTTGTCAGGCCCTAAAGGCTGGCAAGATGCTTGCTGACGAGCGTGTAGAGCGCAGCTTGTACCATAAGGCGGTCGGCTATACCTACGATAGCGAGAAGGTGTTTCAGTATCAGGGAGAGATTGTCAGGGCCAAGACGCGCGAACACGTTCCGCCTGACACAACGGCTGGGATTTTCTGGCTCAAGAACCGCAAGCCCGCTGAGTGGCGCGAAAAGAGTGTGGTTGAGCATGAAGGCGAAGTGACACAGAAGCATGTCAGAGACGAAATTGCACGTGAACTCGACAAGCATTCTGCCGAAGGAGAAGCGGGACGCGTGGCTCGCATCACTCACTGACGAGCAGGTTCAATTCCTCAAATACGATTGGCGGTTTTGGGCTAGGCCCGAGCAGCTTTTGCCCAACCGTGATGATTGGCTGACGTGGCTGGTTCTTGCTGGGAGAGGCTGGGGCAAGACCAGGACCGGAGCCGAAGCCATTAGGGAGATGGTCTGTGGCGATACGCCATTAGGGAAAGGGCTTTATCACCGGGTTGCTCTGATTGCAGAAACTGCCGCAGATGCTAGGGACGTGATGGTCGAGGGTGAGTCTGGATTGCTCAGTGTGCATCCTCCATCGTTCAGGCCGAATTACGAGCCTTCAAAGCGCAGGGTGACGTGGCCGAACGGAGCGACAGCTACACTGTTCAACGCGACGGAACCAGATCAGCTACGTGGGCCGCAACATGACCTGGCGTGGTGCGATGAACTCGCAAAATGGCGCTATGCCCAAGATACCTGGGACATGCTGCAATTCGGTTTGCGTCTAGGGGTAAGCCCAAAGCAGATCGTAACCACGACGCCACGGCCTGTGAAGGTCGTCAAGCAATTGATGGCGGCTCCGTCTACGGAAGTGACCAGAGGGAAGACCCATGAAAACCGGGCTAACCTCGCGCCTCAGTTCTTCGATACGGTCGTCAAGAAGTACGAGGGGACACGGCTTGGCCGGCAGGAACTCAATGCGGAAGTCCTGGACGATGTGCCCGGTTCGTTGTGGACGAGGGCCAATCTCGATCAGAACAGGATAAGTCCTGAAGGTTGCCCGACGCTCAAGCGTGTTGTCGTGGCGATTGATCCTGCTGCGATAGCTGAGAGCGATGACACAGCCGAAACCGGCATTGTCGCTGTAGGACTCGGAGAAGACGGCAGGGGCTATGTCCTAACAGATGTATCTGGGCGGCTTAGTCCTAATGGCTGGGCGCGCATGGCTCTGGCGGCGATGGATCAGTACGAAGGCGATGCGATTGTCGCCGAGATCAATCAGGGCGGGGACATGGTGGTCAACACTATCAAATCTGCCCGACCTACCGTTCGCGTTATCAGCGTCAGGGCATCGCGAGGTAAGGTCACGCGGGCCGAACCAGTAGCCGCTCTATACGAGCAAAACCGCATTTCGCATGTCGGGACGTTCCCTGAGCTTGAGGATCAAATGGTGCTGTTTACGCCGTTTGGAATTGAGGGGGATACCACGGCTGATCGGGTTGATGCGCTGGTGTGGGCGCTGTCCGAGCTATTCCCGCAGATCATTCGCAACGAGAAAAAGCGCCATCCCTTACGGATAGAGGGTGTTAGTTCCTATAACGCACAGAGGTTCTAGCTAATGAAAGCAGTCATGACGTGGGTGAGTGATCGCCTGAAAACCAGAAAGCAGATTGTTGATTTGAACAGTCTTGCGGACCTCGAGGCGCTTTTGCGCGAGCATGGCGGGTTAATTGTTGATCTTAACCAGGGGCTCCTCATGGGAGATGGCACTGTTATAGAGCCGCACGATCCTGAATGCGCCTTACGCATTGAGGTCTATGACGATTACCGGGAGTAGGTGGTGGCTAAGAAGCTAAGCCAACGCGACACTGCCGAGCTAGCGGTTTGGGTGACGGACGATGACCCGCCCAGCAAGCTCAAATGGTGGAAGACAGAAGAAGCGCCACGGCTATTCGAGGAAAGCGCTGAGGCAGCAGGCATGAAGCTCAGTCCTATCCGCTGGTATGAACTCAAGCCGGGAGAGGGCAGAGCTGGCACACCGCCCAAAGGCATTCAAGGCACCAATGTCCGATTGCTGGTAGCGGAATGCGATGTGGTCGGGATGCGACCGATAGCCAATGAGGCCGTTCCGTTCACGCTTGAGCTATCCCGTTCGGACCTCAAGAAGCTTCGTGACGCAACACGTAGGGCTTACGGGCTTGTGATTGGTTCTGATGGAAAGACTCTACGCAAACTGCGAGCCGACGAGTGCGACAAGATCATCAATTTGCTTGGGCCGGAAGCTGCGGCAAGGGAGGCTGTGAATGCCACGGTGCATTGAAGAACTAGGGATGGAGTTGGCAGGACTTAAACCTGGGCAATGGCTTCCTGTATCGGGGGACGAACTGAAAATCATCACTCAAAGGTCGAAGACTGACCCAGAGTGGGTTCGCAAAATGTGGGTTAGGCCAAATGCAGATAGCGTGCTCGACCGCTACTTAGCTTTGGCTGTGTTCTCGGCACCATGACCAGGCCCACGAAAATCGAAGCGGGAAATGGTTGGGGAGAAGCAAGCCTCACCGCTTACATTGCGTCACGGGACAGCGCGGCGGCACTGAAAATCCTAGGCGATCCGAACGCAAAGAAAGACGTGATTGTGCAGAACGCCAAGCGGTTCAACCCGCATCGCTGGCAAAGGGGGGGTTGGGGCCATGGGCATTCTTGATATTTTCACTAGTGACAGCGCGAAGGATAAGCAGAAAAAGCTCAGCCGGCAGCAAAAAGCCCAGATCAAGAAGCTTCAGAAGCAGTCGAAATCCTACGTCAAACAGGCCCAGGCCGCGACAAGTAAGGCCAAGGCGTCGGCGGCGGCTTCAGCCAAGAAATTAGCTGCGGCACAAAAGACTGCCACTGCTCAGCAGAAAGCACAACAGACCCAGTTCTCTCAGCAAATAGCACAGAGCCAGACCGACTTCGAAGCTCTGCTATCCAAGCAGCAAGAGACTCACGCGGAAGCCCTAGCTGCGGCTGTTCCCGTGCCTGAAGCTCCCCCACTCGACCCCGATGTTGCGCTTCAGCAGTTGAAGGGTGTGCGTGTGTCCAGACGTAAGGGCAGGCGGAACAAGGGAGGCATCTCCGGTTTGATTCTGTCCTCTCTCGGCGGCGCGGGCGGAACACTTGGCGGCGGGACTTTAGGGGGCTAATTGACGACGCTTGCTTCGGACGTAAAGGCGCGGCTCGGTACACTCAACCGCAGACGCGACCCTTGGCTACAGACTTGGCAAGAGCTTGCCGAGATGTTCCTACCGTCACGCGCGCAGTTCACCGGGGGCAGGCTGGAGGCTGAACGCGCCAATGAAGCCATCTATGACGGTACGCCGCGTCTAGCGGCTCGTGACCTCTCAGCGGCTATTGACGGTCTAATCAAGCCCAAGACCTCCAATTGGTTTGAACCCTGGTTACTCGATGAGGAGCTAGCGGAAACCGAACAGGTCAAGACGTGGCTAGAGCTTGTCGCGGAAAAGATGTGGCAGGCTATCTATCATCCGTTTGCACGTTTTATCCAACGCTCTACGGAGGTCGATGACGCCCTTGTGGTTCTAGGTTGGGGCGTGCTGTGGATTACTGAGAACCGCACTAGGAACGGCTTACTATTCCGCTCATTCCACAACAAGGACGTGTCGTTCGACGAGGACGGTGACGGGCTGATTGATACAATCGCTATTGAGGAGCACCTGACAGCACGTCAGGCCATGTTCCGCTTTGGCAAAGACAAGCTGCATAAGGATATCGTTGAAGCAGCGAGCAAGGACGACAAAGCCTCACAGGAAAAGTGCTTCAACTTCGCTCAGATGGTGCTGCCCAATTACGATTCTCTCGGGGGCAGGATTGGCCCGAAAGGGATGGCGTATTCGTCCGTTACTCTTGATGTTGACCACGAGTCCATTGTGAGCGAGGGCGGGTTCCATGAGTTCCCCGCTTCTATCCCGAGGTGGGAAACCGAACCAGGCCAGGTCTACCCACGCTCGCCGGCGATGATAGCGCTGCCGGATGCGCTGACCCTGAATGCCATTTCCAAGACGCTGTTGATTGGTGGCGAGAGAGCGGCTGACCCGCCGTTGATGGTTCCCTCGGATGCGTTCATCTCGCCGGTTAGGACGTTCCCCGGTGGTATCTCTGTATTCGACACTCAGGCTCTCGTCGATGGAAACCTGAGCACCCCGATATTCCCATTGCCTGTGAGTTCTGCGCTTCCCGTTGGCCGGGATATGCAAACCGACTATCGCTTCCAGGTTCAACAGGCGTTCTTCAAGCATGTGTTGACCCTTCCTCAAGAGGGGTTCCAGACCGCGACCGAAGTCCTGGAGCGGAAAGAGGAGTTCATCCGGCAATTAGGCCCTATCTTCGGACGGCTGGAAACAGACTATATCGGGTCTGTGTGCGAGCGGGTGTTTGCCATCATGGAACGGGCAGGGGCTTTTCCTCCAAGACCTCCGCAGATCGCGGAAATGAAAATCATCTTTAGGTTTCAATCTCCGTTGCAACAGGCCCGCAAGAGCCTGGACGTGGCCGGGTTCAATCGCATGATGGAGGTCACTGCTCCATTGGCTCAGGTGCAGCCATGGATATACGACAACATCGACGGCGACCAGTTCATGCGGGATTCACCGCAGTGGTCGGGCATTCCGCAGGATTGGCTCAAGAGCCAAGACGAGGTTGACGAGAAGCGCGCCAATGATGCGCAGCAGGCCGAAGACCTTGCACTTATTGAAGGCTCGAAGCCTGTGGCCGATGCGCTGAAGTCCACAGCCCAGGCGAGACAGATAGCAGCGGAGGGTACCCCTGAGTTCGCGCCGCCAATCTAAGAAAGAAGCTATGAAGCTAACCATTGAGTGGCCACTTGCTGATGGCAGTTTCGCCCTTCTTCAGTTCTCTACCGTTGAGGACTTGGAGAATTTCAAGCGGGACAACTTGGAAGACATACCACCAGAGATGATAATACGCGCGTTAAAAGTGGCTGGGCATGGCACGCCACACTAAGGAGCAAGACCCGCCCCGGTTAATCCCTGCCGACCTTGGCGCGTGGAAGACGGAAGTTGACCGCGCTAGGGATTTCATTGCCGTTTTCAACGGGGAATCTTCTAGGGAGCAAGGCCAGCGAGTGTTTATGCAGATGGAAATATGGTGTTCCCCCGCTCCTAATGCCGCTCATGCTGAACGGCCAGGCTATCTAGCCTACAAAGAGGGTCGGCGGTCCATCCTGAAAGAGATACTGGACGCGAGCAACATCAACCGCAAGCGTTCCCCTGAGATTGAAAGGACGCCCCCTAATGACGATGCCTGACGAAGAGACTGCCGAGGAAACAACCGAGACCGCTGAAGCCTCGGAGACACAGACGCTACCTGACGAGCGCGCGCCTAGTACGCCATCAACCGACTGGCGCGATGCGCTAGGCGTAACCGACAAGAAGCTTCGCGACTCGCTTGGCAAGTTCACGTCCGGCAATGCCTTCGTCGAGTCGTACAATCATCTGGGCGGCAAGCTCAAGAACGCCATCTTTGTTCCCGGAGAAGGCGCAGCCGAAGAGGACGTTGCCAAGTTCCGCAAGTCGCTTCATGTGCCTGAGTCTGCGGAAGGCTATATCGAAGCCGTCAAACCCGCAGAGGGTCAGGAATACGACGAAGGCGACATGGCGATTATCGAGTCGTTCGCCGAGGTCGCGCTTGAGAACAACATCCCCGCGCCCGCGTTCAACAAGTTCATGCAAACCCTGGTGGAACGCGCCACTGGATTACGTGAGAGTGTGGCCGAACGGATTGAAGGCGCAAGAGAGCAAGCCGAAGAAGAGTTGTCCAAGGAATGGGGCAACGACATGGAGAAGAACGTCCAGCTTGCTACGAGAGCTGCGAAAGCCCACGGCACAGACCGTTTCATCAAGTTCCTGAACGGCACGACTGTAGAGGGCCACGGCCTATTGGGAGATCACCCGGAGATGGTGAGGTTTCTAGCGAACATCGGCGCTAAGTCTGACGAGCATGATATGGTGCTGCAATCCACTGCTACGGAGCGTCA